CGGCGGCAGGGGAGCCGGCAGAGGTGCCGGCAGTGGGGGAGCAGGCACCCGAAACAGCAACCACCGCAGAAGAACCCGCCACCGCCAGTAGTGACGGCGCAACCATCACCGACTGGACCGAACTCGGCCTTATCCGCGCCTTCACCCACCTCTTCAACAACCACATCCGCTACAACATCGACCGCGGCCGCTTCTTCCACTGGACCGGCACCCGCTGGGAAGAACAACCCGACACCGGAGGCGACACCAAACTCGCACTCCTCAACTTCGCAGCCGCCCTCAAACCGCCCGTCACCGACGAAGGCAAACCCGACAAAGAAGCACACGCACTCATCCGCTACGCCAGGTCGCACCGCGGCTCCACCGCCCTGCTCGGACTCCTCAAAGTCCAACCCACCATCGCAGTGCCCGCCTCAGCCTTCGACACCCACCTCGACGAGCTCAACACCCCCACCGGAATCATCAACCTCAGAACAGGAGAACTCATGCCACACACACCAGCGCACATGCACACCAAACAAACCGCCGTGGCACCCGCAGGCACCTCCTCCACCTGGGAGCGGTTCCTCGCCACCACCTTCAACCACGACGCCGCCCTCACCAGCTACATGCAACGCCTCGCCGGCTACAGCGCGACCGGCCTACAGCGCGAGCACGTCTTCGCCTTCGCCTACGGCACCGGCGGCAACGGTAAAAGCGTGTTTTATGACGCGCTCGCCGGCGCACTCGGCGACTACGCCGCTACTTTGCCTGCGGGGTTCCTGATGAAGAAGCCCTTCCAGGAACACGCCACCGAGCTCGCACGCCTCAACGGCAAACGCTTCGTCGTCGGCTCCGAAACCAACGCAACCGACACCCTCGACGAAGCCAAATTGAAGATGCTCACCGGCGGCGACCGCATCACCGCCCGCTTCATGAACAAAGACTTCTTCGAATTCACCCCCACCCACCACCTGCACCTGATGGGCAACCACCAACCCGCCGTTGAAGACGGCGGCGAGTCCGTGTGGAGGCGCATGAACCTCGTCCCGTTCGTCCACACCGTCCCCGCCGAAGAACGCGACGAACTCCTGCCAGAGAAGCTCCGGCAGGATGCGGCGGCAGTGCTCGCCTGGATCATCCAAGGCGCGGTCGCATACTTCCGTGACGGGTTGCAACCCCCCGAGGCAGTCCGCGCCGCCACCGAAGCCTACAAGAGTAGCCAGGACACGGTCGGTCAATTCCTTACCGCCCGATGCGACCTCTACCCCGGCAACAAGCACTACACGGTGGCGGTCACCGACCTACGCCAGGCCTACCACATCTGGTGCGCGGAGGAAGGGCTGGAGCCTGTCAAGGGCAGGGCGCTCGCCTCCCAGTTGAAGGTGCACGGGGTGCTGGTCGGCCGAGACGCACCGCGCGCAACAAACAGCGGCGGGCGCGTGTTCGGCGGCCTGCAGCTCAAAGATTCTGACATTTGGTAGTGACACAAAGTGACACAAAGTGACACAACTTTTAACCCTTGTGTCACTGAGGTTTTCCCAAGTCAGACCATAAATCAGTGACACAAGTGACACAACTTTTGCAAGTAGATGACAAACACATACGCGCGCACACACGCCCGTTACAGCCATACATATAGAACCTTGTGTCACTTGTGTCACTGAAAACCTGCCGACAAGGCAAAACACCCAGTGACACAACTTTTCCAAGCACCCGAAAGACCACCATGCCCCGAAAACCTGCCACCAAGAAGAAGGCATCCCAGCCTGCCCTCGAGGAGCCCGAGGCAACCCCACCCGCTCTCACCACCGCCTGGTGGGAACACCACTTATCGAACACCGATAAGCGCGGGCGCACCAAGAACCCCACCCAGGCACGCCCCGCCTACCCCAACCGCTGCCCCAACTGCGGTGCCGTAATCCTCACCGGGCGAACCCACGACATCTCCGCCTTCCCCGCACGAGCCAACCCCACCCGACTCACCCCCGCGGGGCTAGCCCTCGCCCAAGCACTCGGCATCCACCTCTACGGGCTCGAACACGCAGCCACCACCGTACGCCTGCAAATGCTCGACCTGCCGCCCAGCCACGGGTACCCCTACCCCATCATCCCCGCCCACCACTGCCACCTCCCCGTGCAGCTCCCCGGAACCAACCTCACCGCCTCAAAGGCTAGAAAGGAACACACCAATGATGCTCCACCCTTCTGAAACCCCCGACGTTGAAATCAAACTCCGCGCCACCCCACGCATCCAAAGCCGCTACCTCCGCTGGATCCCCCTCGCAGGGAAAACCCTCCTCTCCATCAACCGCTCCAACGGCACCCACTGGCGCACCTACCGATCCAACGCCGACCAATGGAAACACGCAGCCAACCACGACATCCACCAATGGAAGAACGAGCACCCCAGCCACCAAATCCCCACCCTCACCCACGCACAAATCGACATCTGGATCTGGAAGAACCGCCGAGGCCGCTACGACCCCTCGAACTTGTACCCCACCGCCAAAGCGCTCGTCGATGCATACATCGCCACCGGACTCCTCCCCGACGACGACTACGAACACCTCGACGGACCCCACCTACACCACGGCGGCTTCAGCAAGACCTCACCGGGCCTGCTCATCGTCATCACACCCCTACACCACCAGCCTGCACCACCAGCCCACCCACAACACTAAGGAGCCAGAAACACGATGCTCTCTTTGAATTCGTTGCTCCATGAATTCACCAACTACCACACTGCCACCCACACCTGGCACGGAACCACCCTCTACACCCGAGCCCTACCACTCCTGCAGCAACTCGAGCACGCCATCACCGAACGCCCCAACGCTGGGCCCGGCGGCGGCGGGTTCAAATCCACCAGTCCCTGCAACGACCACGCCCTCCTCATCAAGGCCGCCATCGAACACCAAATCAGATACGACCTGCCAGCAACCCAGCAGGCACCCAAGAACGCCACCCTCGCAGGCAAACTCACCAACTGGGCGCGCCACGTCGATACCGACTACGCCACCACCAAACTCACCGGCTGGCGCGAAGCCATCAAAGCACTCGACGAAACCACCATCCCAATCCGCGTCCCCTGCCCCAACTGCGCAGCCGAATGGGTCATCACCGAAACCAACGAAGGAGCCCAACGAGTAGACGAAGCAATCCACTTCCACCTACGCGCCGAAACCGCCATCTGCACCGCCTGCAAAACCACCTGGCACGGCATCGACAACATCCGCACCGCACTCATTGCAAACCCCTAAAAACTTGTGTACACTGTGGCCCAGCTTCATGGTGCCCAAAAACAATTAGCGGGCACATGAAAGCGGCGGATCACAGAAGACGACACTCAATGGTTAGCAACAGCGTGTAGTCACTTCAGTCGGAGCCCCTGCCCACCACGGACAGGGGCTCCACCTGTACCAGAAAGCAAAAAAACCATGCTCTCCGTTGCAATCATCACCGCCATCATCGGCAGCAACCTAACCACCCACGCAGTAGACATCGCCACAACCAACAGCGCGCCACGAGCCGCAACCTGCACCATCGCAGCAGCACTCCTACTCGCAACACTGCTCACAACACTCACCCTCACCATCTAAGGAGGGCACCATGTGCTACAGAGACTTCACCGACGACGAAGAAAAGCGAATCTTCAAGACACTCCGCGAACGATTCCCCGCAGAATGGGACGTCGACATCAGCTGGGGACAACCCATCTACGACTTCAGTTGCCGCTTCGACCTCATCATCTCCAAGGCGCAGATGCGCGCCATCATCGGAAGCAGGTGCGACTGTGACGACTGCGACCAAATACAGTGACCGCGGCTACCGCGCCAACGCCGCAGCACTCCGCAAAGCAACCAGCGACAACGGCTGGCCATGCCACCTCTGCGGCAAACCAATCGACATGACCCTGCCCTACACTCACCCGCTGGCTTTCACCGCCGACCACCTCACTGCAATCGCCCGCGGCGGCAACCTGCTCGGCGAGCTCGCGCCCGCACACAGGCGATGCAACAGCCGGCGCGGGTGCAAACGACTCGCACACCAAGTACGACCACCCAAGACCACGCAAGCATGGTGAGTGGTTCAACAAGTTTTTTATTCGATGACGATGAAACGGAAATTGGTTTTCAGATGATGACGAAATGGGAAACGTACCCCCGGGGGTTACCCCCTATGGGGTCAAGTTTCCCCCTCCGGTCATAGTGACATCCCCCCGCGGGCTCTGAAACCCAAAATTTCCCGTTGAGAGGGGGTTCTGTGGCTGAGAAAAAAGGCCGCAGTCTAGCCCCTTGCGGGACTACGGCGGCGGCGAAGCGTCACCGTCGCCGGGGTGAGGCCCCTTGCCCGGAATGTAAGGCTGCGGAGCGTGCCGCGTCGAAGGCGGCGCGTGACCGTAAAGCTGCGGAGCGGCCGCCGGAACCTGTGGTTGGTGCTCCTGCTCCTGTGCCTGTTGTCCAAGCCGTTGGACAAGCTGGTTCCGTGGTCGTTGAGCAGATGGTCGCCTACGGTGCAACCCGTGACGTTGCTGTGCCGACGCATGAGGACCCTCTTGAGTCCGCGCGGTGGCGCCTCTACAAGGCTCGCGCCGCTCTGATTGTCGCTGGGCCTCGCGATGTTGCGTCCCTGCTGAATGCTGAGGCTGAGGCCGTGGCTGAGATTTCCCGGCTGACGGAGACGGCGAAGCCGAAGGTGAGCGCGCTGGATGAGTTGGCGGCTCGTAGGAAGCGCCGCATCGAAGAGGCGCAGGCTGTTTAGGGTGGAGGTGAGGCTCTGTGGCTGAGACAGCTCAGCTGATGGGGTCTCAGACTCCTCGTATAGACGTGACCCCGCTGTATTTCACCTCTGCCGGTGATGATGCGGTAGATTTGGCGGCTGTTGCGGGCCTGCATTTGGACCCTTGGCAGCAGCATGTGCTCCGTGGCGCGCTCGGTGAGCGTGTTGACGGGCGCTGGAAGGCGTTCGAGGTCGGCCTTATTGTTCCTCGACAGAACGGCAAGGGGTCGATTCTTGAGGCGCGTGAGCTTGCGGGCATGTTTTTGTTCGGTGAGCGGCTGATTCTTCACTCTGCGCACCTATTCGGGACGGCTGTTGAGCATCAGCAGCGTCTAGAGTCTCTGATTCGTGGGTCCGAGCTGGTCGAGTACATGGCTGGCTATGCGGGTGACCCGCAGGGGAAGATGTCAGGCATCAAAACCGGCAACAGCGGCATGTCCTTGACGACTGCGAATGGTAACCGTGTCCTGTTTAAGGCGCGTAGCCGCGGTTCGGCGCGTGGCTTCACCGCAGACCTGGTTGTGTTCGATGAGGCTTACGATTTGCCGCGTTCTGTGCAGGCTTCGATGCTGCCGACGCTGGCTTCGAAGTCTTTGCTTGAATCCCCGCAAATCTGGTACGCCTCGTCTGCTGGTATGCCTGACTCTGAGGTGCTGAAAAGCATCCGTGATAGGGCGCTCTCGCCTGCTGAGGAGACGAAGCTGGCGTTTTACGAATGGTCGACGGTTGAGGATGCTGATCCGGCTGACCCTGCGAACTGGGCGCTGGCAAATCCGGCGCTCGGTCGGCGCATTTCGGCTGAGTATGTGGATTCTGAGCGTCGCGCGATGAGTGATGAGCATTTCAAGCGTGAGCGCCTCGGCATCTGGTCGAAGGTTGGTTCTTCGTCGGCGATTCCGGCTGATTTTTGGGCGCAGTGCTTTGATGCGGAGTCCCGTGCCGGCGTTGAGGTCGCGTTCGGTGTGGATGTCACGCCTTTGCGTGACGTGGCGACGATTGCCGCAGCGTCGCGCCGGGCTGACGGGAACGTCCACATTGAGGTTGTTGATAGGCGTGTTGGTACGGATTGGGTTCCGGCACGCTTGGAAGAGCTGAAGCGGAAGTGGAAGCCTGCGGCGATGGTCTATACGGGTGCTTCGCAGTCGACTGAGGTAATTGCGAAGCACCCAAAGGTGAAGCGGATGACTACTGGTCTTGACCACCGCACCTATATGCAGGCGTGCGGCGCGTTTTATGAGGCATTGGGTCGCGCTCAGGTGAGGCATACGGGTCAGGAGGAGCTAGATGCGGCTGTTCAAGCTTGTCGACGTTCTAAGGGAGGCAGTGAGCTGTGGTATTGGACGCGTGATGATCGAAGCCAGGATATTTCTCCTTTGGTGGCGTGCACTTTGGCGTTCCATGGGCTGACGGAGAAGGATAAGAAGGGAGGTAGCCAATGGGCCGTGTTGTAAAGAACCCGGGTAAGTGGGAGAGCTACTACAACGGCACTGCAAGGCTTGACGCGATTGGCGTGTCTCTGCCTCCTGACGTTCGTGTGCTGGAAATGCAGGTCGGCTGGCCGAAGCTGGCTGTAGATGTGCTCGTTGAGTCTCTGGTGCTCGATGGGTTCTCCATTTCCCGTCACGGCGGTCAGGATGAGGCTCCTGAGCAACTGAACCGCATCCTGCAGGCGAACAACTTCCGAACCAAGCTAACTTTGGCGTTGACGGAAGCTCTTGTCTCTGGTGCGGCGTTCATGGTCGTTGGTGGCGGCTCTGACCCCTCTATCCCGCACATTTCGGTGCATAAGGGTGATGAGTTTGAGCTGCGGAGGGACGCTACAGGCCGCCTGGTCCAGGCGGTGCAGACGTACCGTGACGGTTTGGACACGTACCGGGCTGTTTATGAGCCTGGTGTGACTCGTTTCTTTGCCCTGCGTGATGGTTTTGAGGTGCTCACCCATATTGACGAGCACGGCTTCGATGGTATCCCCGTGATTCCCTTTGTGAATCAGATTCGCCTTGGTGAAGAGGGGCGGAGCGAGATTGAAGAGATCCATAAGCTCTGTGACGCTGCGGCGCGAACACTGACGAATCTGCAGGTGGCTCAGGAGCTCCTGTCCATGCCTGTTCGCTATCTTTTTGGCGATGGCGTGGAGGAAATGTTCCTCGATGAGGACGGTAACCCGCAGCAGAGCCGCCTTGAGGCGTATTTTGGGCGTTTTCTGGTTGGCCCGTCCGGTGCGCAGACTGGTTCGGTGCCGGGTGCAGACCTCACTCAGCTACTGAATACATTCAAGACCTATGCGTTGCAGGTTGCGTCGCAGACTGGCATCCCGCCGTTCATGCTGGGTGTCTCTACGGAATCGAACCCCGCGTCTGCAGAAGCAATGCGCAGCGCTAAGGACCGTCTGATTACGAAGGCTGAGCTCAAACAGTCAATTTTTGGTGACGCGGTAGAAGATTTGGCTCGCTGCGTCCTGGCAGTTGCCGGCGTGGACATCGAAGGGCTCGAAACCCTTGAGGCCCGCTGGCGTGACCCTGCGGTTATTTCGCTCAGTTCGCGTAATGCTTTGATGCTGCAGGCTCAGGCGCAGGGTGTTGTCTCGTCTGAGACGGTGCGTGAGTTCATGGGCTTGTCGCCGGAGCAGCTGAAGCGTGACCGTGCGCTGGACCGTCGTTTGGCGGTGTCGGTGGGAGACCCCGTTTATTAAAGGAGGCGCCGCATGCTTGATGATCTTGCTGCGGCGTATGCTCAGGCGCTCGCCGCTGTGGCTGACGCGTTTGTGGAGGCTTTCCTCGCGGCGCTGGGGTTGATTGATTTGTCTGACCCGGCGGCGGTGAAGGCTGCGGAGCCTGGTATGCGGTCGCTGGTTGTGAAGCATCGCCGGTTGGCGGCGCAGGCGGCGAACGCTTTTCTGGATGCGTCAGCGGCTGAGCATGGTGTGGAGGCGTATCACCCTCCGGTGGAGCCGTACCATGCGTCCGCGCTCAGGAAGCTTCTTCGTGAGAATGTGGGGGCTTCTGCGGAGCAGTTGGCGGCGGCGGCTCGCCGTCATGTGGTGATGGCGGGGCGCCGTCAGATGATGCGTGCGGTGCTGGACCCCGAGTTTGGCAATTATGGGACCAGGGAGGAGCAGGAGGAGCTGGAACGTGCCACCTCCCCGCTCACTGCTGGTGATGAGTCGGATGATGACACCCCGGCTGGTGGCGGTAAGGTTCGCCCGGTGGGGTGGGCTCGTGTTTTGCAGGGTAAGTATTCATGCGGGTTCTGTATCATGCTGGCTTCACGTGGCCCTGTGTATTCGTCGGCGGATGCGGCGAAGTATGTTGCCGCGCCGGTGGGGGAGAAGTCCCGTGAGGGCGGTTTCCTCTCTCGTCGTGCGAGGACGGAGCTGCGGAAGAAGAACCCGCGCGCGTTCCATGAGCATTGCGACTGCATTGTGGTGCCCGTTTTTGATCCTGAGAATTGGTCGGGGCGGGCTGAGCAGCAGAGGCTGGCTAGGTTCTATCGGGAGACGGTCGAGAAGGAAGACCGTAAGTACGAGGCTGACCCAGAGGGGTATGAGCCGGTCAAGATCTCGACAGTGCTATCGCGTGAGGCTGAGGCTTGGCAGGAGGCTGAGCGGCTTGATGGTCAAGATGAACAGGTTGACCCGAAGTATTACGGGGCTCTTGCTTCTGAGATTCCTGCCGGTGAGAGACTGTACGGTCACGAGCTGTTGTTCTTGCTGAGGTTTGAGGCGCTGGGTAATAAGGCTCGGTGGATTGAACGACCGACGCCTGATGAAGACGGCGCGATGAAGCCCAGCAACGATTTCATTTGGCTGAATAATGGTGAGCTGATTAGTGAGCTGAAATCCTCAAAGAACAAGTACTCGACAATTAAAACCCGAATTTCTGATGCGGTTAGGAAAGCTGAGGCACATGGGGTTCAGAAGAAGAACTTCGTGGTTGATTTGGGAAACAAGTATTTGGACCAAAAATTGGAGAGGCAACTGCGAATGTACAATGTACGCAATCCTCAAGCCCCTATTAAAAATTTGTACGTTATGCACTCTCGGGGACAATATTTAACCCCCATTCAGCTTGAATCCAACAAGGACAGCTGATAGACTGTAGGTAAGGAGTTAGACAATTCCTCTGCAACCCTGAGCCTCACCTATTACCTATTGGTGTGGCAATAACGCTTGGGCGGCCGCGGCTTTATGCTTCGGTCTAAAGGACCGTTCGGGGGCGTCACTGGCTAACTCCTTATAACTTTTGTGAAAGGCATCCTGCTAAGGTGGCGGGGTGCCTTTTGCTATACCCGAAAAGGAACTAAAAGATGAGCGAAGCACCTGTCACTGAGGCAAATGTCGAAGAGACCGTCGAGGCTAAACCCCCGTGGGAGCGTGACGGCGAGACCTTCGACCCCGAGCGCGCCTGGAAGCTGGTTCAGAACCTGAAGGCTGAGCTGGCGGCGGTGAAGGCGAAGCAGGCAGAGGTACCTGAACCTACTGCTGCTGAAGAGCCTGCGCCGGAACCCGAGGCTAAGCCCTCTGAGGCTGAAACCTCTTCTGAGGCGCAGGATGATTCGGCCGCCCAGATCGCGTCCCTGCAGGCTGAGCTGGCGCGCGTCAAGGCGCTCGCCGCAGTCGGTCTGTCTCAGGACTTCGCGCCCTTTGTGCCGGGTGCGACTAGCGAGGAAATCGAGGCGAACCTCGCGACTCTGCAGAAGCTCATCAGTGATGCCGCGAATGAGAAGACCGAGGCGGTCCTCGCAGCGGCTCCGAAGAGCCGAGGCATGGCGCCGAACCCCGCGCAGCACGCGGCGCCGGCACGTGATGCCTATGAGGAAGCTGCAGAGATTATCTTCGGCTAAACGCCCCTAATATTTGAGCCCTTACTGAGACGGTGAGGGCTTTTTCTATACCCAAAACTTGATTGGAGACCCAATTATGAGCGCAACCGCGACTCTTGAAACCTTTAAGACTGGCGGTATCCTGCCGCAGTCATTCGCCCGCAACATCATCGGCCGAGTCTCTGAAGGTTCCGTCGTCCAGAAGCTTGCCGGCACCACCCCCATCCCGATTACCGGCACCACCATCTCCGTTCAGACCTCCCAGCCGCAGGCTGGCGTGGTCGGTGAAGGCCAGGCAAAGCCCGTGACCAACATGGGCGTGACCGCAAAGACCATCAAGCCCATCAAGGTGGCAGCCCTCATGTACTGGAGCATGGAGGCGCGCCAGGCTGATCAGTCCGGCTACCTGAAGCTTCTGGAGAAGGAAGCCGCCGCGGCAATTACTCGTGCGTTCGACCTCGCTATTCTGCACGGTAAGAACGCTATCAACGGTCAGACCATTGCTGGTGTTGAGTACATCAACCAGACCACCAACCGTATTGAACTTGGTGCAACCGCCAAGGACAAGGGCGGCCTGACTTCTGAGCTTCTGGCTGGCGCGGATCTGGTGAACCTGAACGAGAACTTCGACTTTGACCTGGACGGCTTCGCAGCTGACAAGTCGTTCAAGTCCCGCATCTACGGTGCAACCGACACCCTCGGCCGCCCCATCTACAGCGATAGCGTGAACCTGAAGGACAACCTGGGTAACCTGCTGGGTCTGCCCGTCGCCTACGGTCGTGCTGTCTCCGGCAAGGTTGGCGCATCCGCAGACACCAAGGTTCGCGCCTTCGGTGGCGACTGGTCCGCACTCAAGTACGGCTTCGCAGAGAAGATTTCTATCCGCCGCACCGACCAGGCAACCATCAACGACGGCGGCACCCAGGTCAACCTGTGGCAGAACAACATGGAGGCAATGCTGGTGGAGGCTCAGTTCGGCTGGGTTATCACCGACAAGTCCGCGTTCGTTGCCTACGAAGACAAGGTTGCTGACCCGAAGTAACCGGGCGCTGGTAGAGAAGGGAGGCGTGCATGGTGAGTGATTCATTGACTATTGCGACGGCTGATGATGTGAAGGCTGCGCTCCGCAGGGAGTTTCGCGGTGACGAAGAATCCTACATTGCCTCCCTGCTCTCCAAGGCGGAGAACCTTATCCGCGTCCGCTATAAGAGCCTGGATGAGCTGGTTCTTGATGAGGTCGTATTCAACCTGGTCAAGAATATTGAGGCTGAAGCGGTTGCTCGTGTGCTTCGTGCGGATGATGGCGGCATTTATAAGTCTGAGACTGAAGACGGGTACTCGTACCAGTTGAATTACATGGTCGCGTCCGGTCTTCTGGACATCTTGGAGAAGGACTGGAAGAACCTCGCACAGGCAACTGGTTCCGGCAGGTACCGGACCGTTGCGCCTGCGACTGACGGTTACGCTGCGGCACGGTACAGGGGCTGGGGTCCTAACATCTCCCTGCCTCCTGACCGTCAATTCCAGTACGGTTGGCCTGCCCAAGACTCGTTCTCTGAGAAGCGGTACATCACAGGTGGTGGTTTGCCGTGAGCAGGCTCCGTAAAGGCGTACACACAGTCGCGGTAACCCCCGTACAGCCCTCGGTTGGCCCGTATGGGCCAGAAGAACCCGCAACCCCCGTCACGGTGCGATGCAACGTGCAACCAGTCTCCTCAAAAGAGGCTGCGGGGCTCGCTGAGGGTGTCCAGACTGTCTACCGCGTGAAGTACTTCCACCAGGAGCATGGGCAGGCACCATGGCCTGGCGGGCCGTACTCACGCATCGAATGGAACGGCCGCGTGTTCGAGCAGAGAGGCGAAGCTATCCTCTCGTCGATGTCTGCGACGACCTCACACTACAAGGTGCTGATGGTGGACCCCTCAGCGGAGGTGAAGTAACGTGTCATTCCATGCAAGAGCCGATATCGAGCTCATCGCGGCACGGCACGCGTCCCGTGACCCAAAGTTTGCCGCGCTTGCCCGCAAGGGCAAGGCTCTAGTGGACGCTGAGGTTGCCCGCGTGTACGCAACCCCAGAAGGGCGCGTCACAGGCGCGTACCGTGAGTCCTTCGGGTTCGTGCGTGAGCCGACTAAGCGCGGCGTGATGGACTACCTCATCTTCACTACGGACCCGCAAGCCCACATCATCGAGTGGGGGCACGTGACGAAGGACGGCGGGTGGGAACCCGGCAAGTTCGTGTTCACGCGCGCTCTACAGAATGCGAGGGAACTCTAATGAAGACCATTGACACGCTCGGACTCATTGAACACCATCTGCTGGGGATTGGTGGGGCGCTGTTCTTTCAGGCTCCTACTAATCTGCTGCGGCGGCTACCGGCGTTGATTGTTGAACAGTCCGCACCGACGCATTTTAGCGACAATCTGGATAACCCGTCACTGTCGGCGGTTGCGACAGTGACGTTGAACGCGTTGGCTGAGCGTCGAGTGGACGCTCAGCAGTTGTGTGCTGATGCGTTTAGCCGCCTGTTCGATAGTGTGCATGAGGTGACTGAGTTGGGGTGGGTGAGCCGCTGTACGGAGGTTCAGCAGCCGCACCTGGTTCAGCACAAGTACGAGGCGTCCCGCCTGTTTCAGTACACTGCGGCGGTTCAGGTTGTTTTCCGCCAATCTCCTAAAGCCGGTTAGCCCCGGCTCTGTTGTTTTATAGACCTGTATATGGAAGGAGAGCTAATGTCTAAGCTCGATGAATCGCTCGACGCGACTACTATTGCGAACATTGGCCATATTTACTACGCCCCTGTTGGCACCCCGTTCCCTAAGCTGAACACCTTTGATTTCACCGGCGAGGACTGGGGCTCCTGGAAGTGGTTTGGCGACACCTCGGCAGAAACTCTGCCGGAGTTCGAAGAGGACGACGGTAAGGACTCGAACAAGGATACCTGGGATCGTAAGGATACCCGCACTGGTGGTTCGATTACTGGCACCATTAAGAGTGTTTCTCCGTCGAAGACCTTCTGGTCTGTTGTGAAGGAAGGCGGCGTCGAGGAAGAGGACGGTTACGTTACTACTAGCCGTACCCGTGGCAAGACCCACGCTCTACTTATCGTCGTTGAAGACGGCAGCACCCTGACTGGTATCGGCTACTACATCGCTACGCTGAAGGCCGGCTTGCTTGGCCTTGACCGTGAAAAGTACACCGAAGTGCCGGTGAAGGTTACTGTGAAGCCGGACAGCCAGGAGCGCTGGCACAAGACCTTCTACCCGGTGAAGCGTCAGTCTGCTGCGCCTGCTGTCCGTGCCGCCGATGTGGCCGCTTAGTAACTGAATATTTGGTTGTTGTAGCCGCCTCTCCCCTACCAAAAAAGGGGACGAGGCGGCTACGCTTCTACCCCCCCC